CCCCGATGTATTCGCAGGAGACAATCACCCCGATGCCCGGCGCCGTTCCTCCGCAAACGGCCTTGGAAATTCCGCCGCACCCGAGCGGCGCGACGACTGCCTCTTCGCCGATGTTGGGCGCGTTCTGCAGGATCCCCAGGGGGATCGCCGCCCCCGACCCGGGCAAGGCCACGCCCGTGGCCGTCCGGATCACCAGGTGATATTGATAGGTGCGCAGATCAATATCCGCCTTGTAGGAAACCGTCATCAAAATTCTCTCGTAAGCCATCCTCTTGCCCTCCTTTTAGGCCAATTTTTCGGAACCCGGCGTTCCGGGATCCCGGATCTTTATTTGCCCTTGTTCGGGTTGATCTCGGCGAGATATTCTCTGGCCAGGTCGCCGTTCTCCCTTTGCACTTCGGTGAAGGCCTGCCCGTAGGCGAGATCCTTTTTCTCGTCCATCTTCTTCTTAATTAGCGCCTGGATCTTTTCTCCAGCCGTTCCCTGGGAGCCATCCTTATCCCGGGTGGCGACCTCCTTGAAATTGATCACCTTGGGCAATTCGCCCAGGAAGGATTTCATCCATTCCACGCGCGATCTTTTCTGGCCTTCGGCGAACTGGATCTCCTCCTCGCCGTCGAGGGAGACGAGGAATTCGCTCAGCCCCATCCTTATCCAGGCCGGCAGCGCCTTGCCTTCCTTGACCAGCCCTTCGCAGTAGGCGTTGATCTCGCCGGCCCTTTTCTCTTTGCGTTCGGCCCTCTGTTTTTCGGCGAACTCCTGCTCGGCTTTTTCTTTTGCCCTCTTGGCCGCTTCCTCTTCCCGCGCCTTCACCTGCCCTTCGGTGAAAGTCATCGGCGTATCCAGCACGAGTTTCTCTTCCGGGATCTCATCGACGGCCTTGGCGAAGATCCCCTTCAGCAAATCCCTCAGTCCCATAGTCTTTCCCTCCTTATGGCTAAATTCTCCGCGTCCCTGCGTTCCCGCCTCTCCGCGTCCATCTGAATGCTCGCCGATCTTGAATTTTTTCTCCTTATTCGCCAATCGCTTATTTATGATTCCCTTCTCCTCGCTGGAATATTGCGCCTGGTTATCCGGCTTCCCCCAGTAGGCCGCCGCGGCCCTGGTCTGGTCCGCGGTAGGACATGGATATCGATAATTGACCGGGTCGAGAAAATCTTCGTCCGGCACATTCGCCCATTCACCGGGCTTGGTTACGTGGCCGCCGTCCTTGATGGCGATTCCCCACCTCTTGGCCCGCGCCTCCTGCGCCTGCTTATCCGCATCGGTCGCCGTGAATTCGATGGTCATAGGCTTGCCCTCCCCGAATTTAACATCTGCCAATCCCTTAACGGCTGGCGCCATCGCCCCGAGAAATCCTACATGCCGCAAGGTCAGGTCAGGATACAGAGAGATGGACCGCTTTTTGAAGAGGCCCCTTTTGACCATGTCCACGAATTCCGGCACCAGGTTTTTGAACTTGGCCAGGAGGAATTCCCCTTCGCGTTTTAATCCCTCCACCCATCCGAAGGCCGGGGCGTTATCCACCGGGTGGCCAACGACCACCGGCGCTTCATGTTTCTGGGGATCATACTGGGAGACGATCCGGTTCAGGTCCTCCTCCGTCCAATCTCTCAGATTTCCCGCCGAATCGGTGTGCGTCCCCGTCCGAAAAATCTGGATCCAATCGTCCATCTTTACCTCCGAATGCTCGGCCTTCGCGACCCATTCGCCCTGGGGATTCTTCTCGTATTTATTTTTCACGGCGGCCCAGGCCGTGGCGGAGGCCTTCTCCTCGTTTTTATATTCCTCGAGGGCGGAATTGAAGGCCGCCATCCAGATCTCCTGCCCGTGATCCGGCAGAGCCTTCACCGCCTCCGGCAGATCTTTTTTCTCTTTATATGGCATTTTTTTTCTTTACCTCAAATCCTTGGGCCAGCAGGATTTTGATCGCCAGATCTGTAGCCATTTTTTGGCGCTCATACCGTGCCCGATTTCTTATTCGATAACGACATTGTGGGGACGCATACTTCTTGTTTCGACGGCCGCTGATTTCTTTTCCGCAACCACAAGGGCAAAGATTCATAGATATCCCTTTTGGTTCCATCTATTGTTGAGGTAATTTTTGGCCTCATCCATGGATTCAAAATAAAGATCAGATTTCAAAGAGTTGCATATCTGACAGGCCAGGATGAAATTTAATGGATTGTTATCCTGTAGATACGAAAAGGGAATCTGATGGTCGCAATGGATTAATAATCTCAGAGGAATTCCCTTTTTAAGGATATATGTGCCAAATGATCGCCCACAATAAAAGCATTTATATCCTTGTCGAATCAATTGGCCCCTAACCAACCCTTCCGGAAGCTTTTTACGCCTAGATATCGCTTGTATTTCTCTTTTGTAGAATTCTGGCCGTTGAAGAGTCGGAATCTCGCAGCATTGAATTAATCCATCAACGACGAAAGAATGTTTTTGGCAATTTGGGCAATAAGCCTTTGGAATCCTTACTCTTCCATATAATGCGATGAATGCGACTTCTTTTATTGGCTTCATAGCCCCTTGGGGCGCGGAAAAAGTGTCTCCTAATCCGTGGCTACACGCTTTATGGCCCGTTCTTTGATGGGTCTCATCCATCGGCTTCATTAAACACAAAAAGGCTTTTTTCATTATTGAATTTATTCCCACGGCCGATAATCTCTCCTCGATACTTACTCAAATCTTTATGATGGTCCGAAACCCGTCCATAAAGATCTCCTGAAGCCTCGACTCGACCCTGGCCAATGCCCGTTTCATGAAGGGATTGGGCTTGATCCCTTTCACGGATCTCCGGATGATCAATCTATCGCCGATCCGGAAGGCGAGCGCCTTCTTGGTCCTGGGAACGACCGGCGTCTTATGAATTCCGAAGATCCCCGTTCCCCCGTGGACGAAGGCCGCATATTTCGCGGTCGCCGTGATTGTCGCCCGATGGCCTTCGATATATTTGCGGATCGAATCTTTCAGGTGCCCTCTCTGAATGGGCGCCTCTTCCACGGCCGCGGCCTCCACGGCGCCGGCGGCCCGTAAAAGGCCGGCCTCGATCCCCGCCTCGACCCTGTCTCCAAGTTTGAATAATTCCGGAGAGATTTTTATGGTCGTCTTAAATTCCATCTTTTTTCTCCGTGTCTCGCCCTCTCCGTGTCGCTGCGTCTCTTTAGATGTTCATCACCAACCGGCAAACGCAATTCGGATGAAACGGCGGCACTTCATTGAATACGCCGAATTTCTCCGGATCCTTGGCCGCCGTGAGCATCTGCACTTCCATCTTCTGCGCCTTGATCACCTCGCCGTGGCGAGGCCGGCAGATATCGCAAGCCCGTTCGCCGCGCGTCACGTATACCCGCATCTCCGCGCCCGCGCGCACGGCCTGCCGCAGGTCCCCCAGCGACCGCATCCGCGTGACGGACGTGTCGATGATCCTCCGGATTTGCCAGTCCTCCAGGTGCGCCAGTTGGCCGGCGAATTGCGCCCGAAAGTTTCCGATCGCGTCCGCGCTGCCCCGGCCGAAGAGGCCCTCGCCCTGCTCCAGGTATTTCTCCTGCACGAACTTCATCACCGGCCCCTGCATATCCTGATTCTCGATGAATTTCGAAAGATAATAAGTATCGATCTTTCCCAGGGCCTCGATCGTCCCCCGATCGACCGAATCGAAAGAAATCCCGACCGCCGGCGTCGCCCCCATCCACGCGCTCTTGTCTGAAAGGCGGTAGAAAGAGTAGACCGGCGTGATCGCCCGCCGAACATCATCCCGTGAGATCCCGGAATAATTCTCCTGGAGGATCGCGTAGGTCTTGCTGGTAAATTCCTCTTCCGTCATGGCCTTGCTTTTCAGGAGCACATCCTGGATCTCGGCCAGTCCATCTTCCCGAAGTCCGGAGACCGATCGCCGCAGTGAATCGAAATATTGAGAGACCAATCGCTGCCGTTCCTTCTCCATCGCCTCTTCCTGCGCCGGCGTCATCTCCGCAAACTCCTGCCCTTTCTCCGCGTCCCCGCGTCCCCGCGTCCCTCCATCATTCCTTTCTCCGCGTCTCGCTCTCTCGCCCTCATCGAACCCAACGGGATTCGGAGCCATAGGAACGATCAACAATTCCTCGTCCGGCTCGGGATCCGGCACACCGTAGGTCTCATAAAAATATTTCTTCCCCACCGGCACGCCGAGGTCTTTGAATATAATCCGATCACGCTCGGCCAGGGATTTCAGGTCCTGCGGCGGCTCCACCCGGATCCAGACCTTCGGGTACTCGCGCACGTCGGGAAAATTGTAATCCACCAGCCACCGGATGACGGATCCGTTGAGGCACATGCAGAGCGCGTCGGCGTCGGCCTTGACGATTCCCAGTTCCGCTTCCATCTGCGTCTCGGCGGCGGAGTAGGCCCCGCCGGTCTTCCCGATCTCCGTGGTCAGGGTCCCGCCCAATACGCACTTGGAAATCTCCGCGTTCATGAAATTCAGGAGCGATTCATAGGTATTGACCGTCCCCGTCCGGGTCGCCTCCAATAGATCGATGGCCATCTGCTCGGGAATGATCACGCCCGTCTCCTGGTGGATCGCCTTGATCGCGTCCAGGAGAAGATCCTGGTCTTCTTTCTTCGTTCCCGACGGGTACTTGCCGACCGCCGTAGGGCCGCCGAATTTCTCCGCGAACATGACCCAGAACTTGATCCCGTTTTTCTTGAACCACACCGGCCACCAGAGTTGTTGGCCCAGGCCTTCACCATAGGGATTGTCCGCCGAACCGAATTGAAAATGGATGAATTTGCGGTCCGGCACCGGCTCCCCGTCGATCATCGCCGACCAGGTTAGTAACCTCAGGTTGCGGTCCAGGTCAAAGATGAATCGTCTCTGGTGCTTGTCGAGGAACTTGTCCACCCAGATGTCTCCCTCGGAGACCCCCCACATCACTTCCGAAACCGCGAATCCGTACAGGACCGCCGAAAGCAATCTCTCCCGCCCCAGGTCAAAGTTCGCGGTCAAAAGAACCCGTTCGACGAAATCGGCGATATCAATATCGCGCTTATCCTCGGAGGCCGGGATCACTTCCCACTCTTTTGCCACTACCGTCCGGTACCGCTTGCTCAGGACCCCGCCGGCGTGGGCGTCCCTTTTGACCTCATCGTAAAGCCTGATCCCCTTGCCGGCCGATTCCGTGCGCAATATAGGATCCGGATTTTCCAGGCGGTTGATCCAGCCGGCGAAGATATCGATATCCTTCTCCGCCGTGGCGATCTCATTTTTTTCGGGTTTTGCTTTTGCTTTCGGCATTTATGCCTTTTCTCCGCGTCTCGCCCTCTCCGCGTCTCCGCGTCATACATAGGCCTCCATCTGCCTGAACGCCCTCTCGACCCCGGTCGACCGAAATTCGATCTTCAGCGCCGGCGCCGACGCCGCCTGCATCGCCAACCCCTTGGCCCAGAAATGGTCGGCGTGCCCCGTCTCCTCCGTCCGATCCGCGTCGAAGCGGAAATGGCCGGTCGACGTCTGGTACTTTTTCACGGAGTGGAGGGAATTCCTGATTTTTATGCTCACGGGGATCCGCGATTCCATGTCCTCAAAATTCTGCTTCAACCCGGTGGCCAGGGACTCCTTATTCGCGGCCGTGAAATCGATCCCCTCGACCCGGAAGGTCCCGAACCTTTCCGTCGCCTCTTCGGCCATCTGCATGCCCAGGCCCGTTTGATCGATGCAGGCCCGGCGCATTTTCGGGTGGCTCAACAGGCTGAAAAGGACCCTTTTTTGTACGAAAAAGGGCTGTTTTAAAAGTTCGACCGCCGCCCGCGTCCAGGCGATCCCATCTTTTTTCTCGTCCAGCCAGATGACCGAAAGGTCTCTCTTCCGTCCGATATCCATGCCGATATAGAGATCGCCCTCGAAGGCCGGCCCGACAAAGAGGGGCTCCGGCGGCTGCTCCTTCGTCTTTAGGTAAATTTTGTGCGTGGCCTGGGCTTCCTTGATGAGGTCCGCGGCCCAATCGGGCGTTTCCTCGGCCTCCTCATTTTCCACCAGGCTGATCAATTCGTGGGTGAGGAAAGCGGTGGCCTCGTCGAGGAACTCGACCATGTACTCCTGCATCCA